CTCGCGATATGCCAAGAGCCACACCGTTCTGCGCGTCCCTTATGAGGATCCTCGGCATTGCTCGCTTTATTTCCTCGGCAAGTCCTTTAGCAGACGGGTCAATAAAAGCGTAACGAACAATACAATCATATGTAGCTTCGATTCGTTCCACGAATGAGACAAAATCTTTAGCATACTGAGACGGCGAGCGTTGATGCCCTGTTGATCTTCCTGAATGATAATACTCACCAAGGCCACCTACTCTCTTAAGCGATGTCCACAGTCCAAATGCCTCGAATGTCGTTGCGTTCATCTGTCCATAATCGATTCCGATTCCTACAGTGTCGGGCGATATCGGGTTATTCCGTTCGTCTTGAGGCGGGATGCTGATATGGTCCTTGCAGAACATGTAATAAATAAGCTCGTCTATGCCGATACACAGTCCAAGCCAGAGCCAGTTAAATAGCTTGATGTCTGACGCTTTGAGTAGTTCTGCTGATTCTAATAGTTTCTTACCAAGCCACTCTTTGGGAACGTCCCGATAATCAAGATGAACGTGCAGAACATCCGGCCTTAACTTCATCTTTTCAAGCCATGCCATGATAGGCGCATTCGGGTTTTTCGGAGGATTAAACAAATAAACGATCTGAAATACTTCGTTGTTCCCCCTGCTGAAAGTCGCCTCTATATTTAGTAGTTCGTCCTCTCCTGCTCCGGAATCAAAGAACTCTGTAAGCTCGTCAATCACTACGTACTTAATCGGTCTGGATTCATCAATTACGCCTTTTGTGTCGTCAATTGAATCGTTACCGGTGAAATAGATTGTATTCTGTAATTTCTTATAGCAAATCTGCATAGGCGAAAGACTTATCTTGAACCGATTTTTTGATATGCGAGTCCGATTGATTGCTCGAAGTGTTTCCGTGTAAACTGTTTTCCTGATCTTGTTGTGAAACTTCCTTATGACAACAATAGAACACAATTGTTCTGATATGATCTTTGCTATTGTCCGGATAGAAGCAAAGGATGATTTAGTTGCCGCTCTTCCAGATGTCAGAATGATATGCGTGTGTTCCGTGTCGAAAAAAACATCATCCAACTTTTCGATTGTTTCCTCAAGTAGATAGACCGTCTTTTCGTCTTCCAAACACAATCACCACTCCATCATCGTTATTGCTTACATCATCGTCCTCATTCAGCTTCTTAGCTTGTGCCTGGATAAGTCCAAGCTTGGCCTGCTGTTCTTCTGTTGCCATATTCATATGCTCCGTGAGCCAGTCAAGGGCTTTCATACGGTCAGCCAGTTTAATAGAATCGCTTTTCCCTGTCTTGACCTCACTGATTATCGTGCCGTCTATTTGGTCAGAGGGAACAAAAGACATGTTGTTGATTGTCTCGATTCCGTTATCTGTCTCGACATCTCGCGCTATCCATGTGATGTAGTCCGTCATGTCAGCAAAGGCAATGTCCATGTACTTCTGAAAGATGTCGGAGGGCTTGAGCATGGCTTGAGAATAGCGCTGTTCCTTGATCTTCATGATTTCATCACGAATCTTGACATTATCCAACAGTCGGGATCCGCAAGTGCACGCGGTAATGTAATCGCACTCGTAAGCCTTTTGATATGACTTCGTCGCATTAAACGACTTGCCATAATGTAAGCAAAACAATTGCTGCTTGGCTGTGAGCGATGTATTTGAGATAACCGACTGAACGGCTTCCCTGTTCTTGGAACGTTCCAGTGTTCCAGCGTTCCAACGTTCCTTTGATTTCCAGCCTCTAACTGTTCCTGCTGGTATATTTAGCTTTGCGGCGATATCGGCAAGCGACATGCCGGAATCAAATAATGACTTAGCTTCTTCATGCACTCACCTCACCTCTCTCTTGATAAAATAAAAGAGATTACCACAGGCAGCAGTAATCATCTGATTCGTTCGATTGTTTTTCCTTCGTCGTTCATCAAAAATGCTTCTGTCGCCCCTGAAAGGGTTATTACGTTTGCAGGGCAACCTTCGTTCATTGGTGTTTTGTAGTAAGTTATAAATCCATCTGGCCGCTTGTTGCTCAACGAAAGCATTTCCGCATCTTCTTTGGTCATTGCTTTTTGGTCCCTGTAATAACCGTACTGAACTTCTTGCACCCCTGAAACAACGTGCCATGTGCAGTCTTGAGTATCTTTTGCGTGCTCGTTAATGGTGGTGTACTTAATAATCATCTTTCTACCTCATTTCTATCTATCTGTCTGCCTGTGATACTTCCCTTTCGGGATTCCGATATTGCTCAGCGTCGGAATAAGCGGCACGGAGTTTTTACCGAGGTTCCGGATCCTCGTTGCGGCCCGTGGTCGGAGGGTAACCAATTCCGGGCATGTAAAAAGCCGGGCGTTTTGATGCGCCCGACTTTTGTTACTTTGTAATTTTAATGATATCATCACTCAACGCACAACTGGACACAACTATTTTTAGCAATGATTGAAATTGACCGATCAAGATAACTTTGAATCGTGTTTTTATGGCATGGCATTTCAGATGCGGCTTGTTCTTGGGTCTTTCCGTCGTAATAGACCAGTATCACGACTTGCTGTAGCAGCTTAGGCAATCGGAATGTTTGCATGTCAAGCCATTCTACAGCGGACTCTTGGGCGTCAAGCTCGGCATTGAGCTTTGTCTTGTCATACCTGCCCTGCCTGCGTTCTGCCGGGATTCTAGTAATAATACTAATTAGCCCTCCGTCTGTCGCTCCTGATGTCTGTACAGCGTCCCTGTCGTATGTAACGGCTTGCAGGGATAGAGCGGTGACGATTTCTGCATCCGTCTCGCAAACAACCCTGCGTCCTGCCTGTATGACAGACATTGCTATCTTGCGCTCCTCGAATAGTTTTCTTACTTCGAATTCAGTCAAAATTTGTTACCTCCCTTGGTCGCGTTTCACAAGTTTCAGCAAATAAAATTTTAAGTTGTTTTTCAGGGTTTTTTCCGGACTTCTCTGACAAATACCCGCGTCATAACTACCGAAGCAATATAAGCGCAAGCAGGACAGATATAAATTTCTCTTTCAAGACCTTCTCCATATCCGGTTATTCTGAAATGTACGGCCGATTTTCCTTTAAACTTGAATCTGTTCCCAAGAATTTCGCTTTCTACGTCTGTCATGGCGTTACCTCGGGTAGTTGTGGAGCGCATGTCCAGTGCGGATATTCCTTTTCGTTTTTGGCAACATACTCGAATGGCGTTTCTCCCCAACAGTTATACAAAACGTCTTGAGCCATGACGTACCACTCGTATCCATCAAATGTTGCATCTTCCTTTTTCGGCTTCTCTTCGGCTGTCACGCGGATTCTGGTACGGGAAAGTTCGCGGATAATGTCTTTGTATGCCTTGGTCTTTTCCTCATACCGTAACGGATTGATTATTCCCGTGTACGCCTCTACAAAACTTTCCAAATACGCAATTCTGCCCTCGCAATATTTAATTAGTTCACTATTATTCATCAGCTTTTCTCCCTACTTACAACTTATGCAATAATGCAAAAATTCTCCGTCAACTTTTGCTGTGCGCCATTCTTCTTCTTTGATTTTCTCAAGTGCTTCTCCAAAGGATTCCATGCCGCCGATTTCTTCTGTGCAACTATCACAGATTATTGAATATTTCCCGTATTCTTTTACGATGCTCATTCGACTTCCTCCAAAATTTCCGTAACGTCATATGTCATTGCTTTTATACCTAATTCAAAATCACCACTTGTTGTTTCCCGAAAAACCTTTTTGCACAACTCGCTTATCCTTTCGTTCTTCTTTAGTGCGGATATTGCGAGAGAATGATATTCCATAATCTTTACAATATGGTTCGGCAACGGCGTTGGATCATTTTCACATTTGCTAAGTTTGTTTTGACATTTAAACCAGATTATGGCTTCTTCTGTCTTGGTTCTTTCCGTTTCGCTCACTGTGTTGCCTCCTTGCGATACTTCGCTTTTGTGCAATTCACTTTCATTCGAATTTTCACAACTTCGGGAAGTTTTAATTCGTGTTGCTGTTTATCGAGAATCCCATCTAGTTCAAACATTGCATCTTGATAAGGGCACTTTTGCTCATATTTGCACTCTTCGCACTCGAAATTAACATCTGTGATAAATGATCCGCTCATACCGGCCCCTCCAACATCTTCGCGTCCTCACCGTCTAAAATCATCTGCCATACCTTTTCCCTCCTAACCAATAACTCTCAGCTCCATGTCTGGATATTCATCCTTCCAGAGTTTTTCCTTCATAATGAAATCTGCTGTCTTTTTTCCTTTTGAATCTTCTACCCACGGGATCCCGTTGAGCCCCCAAACAATGAAGTCCGGCATGTATCGGATCCCACACTCAAACAAAAAAGATGGCTGTCGCTTGAATCTCTTGATCTGACCGGCTGCTAGTAACAGTTTCAGATCTCCGTACCTGTTCGCTTCGAGGATGCTTGCAAACCTAATTCCATCTACTATGGTTATTTTGTTGTGGTACTTCGGGGATGCGGCCGGCTTGTTTGCAGATATTCCGACCTCTTTGCGATAGTCGGCCATGCTCATGTGCTCGGTTCCGGTCATGCTCTGGCCTCGTTCAAATCGGTCAAGGTGTTGAAAAAATCGTTATACGTCTCAC